ATGAATAGTCCTGAAAAAACTAGTCAAATTGATCTTCATCATTGGGATTTAATCCGTACTTTGTCTCTGGAAGAGGCAGCGTTACTGATTTCTGGAATGGATCCTGCTGGGTATGATGAAAACACAAAAGAATTTAGTAGGGCGATAGTTTACGAGCGCGCTATCGCAGAAGCAGTGCAGAGGGCAAACGATTATGCGTGGCAACATGCAAGAAAATTAGATAAATTACTTCTTAATTCGAAGAAAAATTCTGAAGAGATCGCGGAACTAAGATCTATCCACGATATTTGGGAGATGTCTGGTTTTTTTGAGGATTATTTGCCAACTCTCGAAATTAGAAATAGTGTTTCAGCTGTGAATGCCGATCCAGTATCTGTTCCGATTCTTCTGGCGGTTGATCCATGGTATACGGCGACAGTCTATGGGAATGATTTTAACAATTGGTTATCTTTGTCTGGTATAGATAGTTCGTATGTTTTTAAAGATAATCAATCAATTATTGTCACTGATAAAGAAAGTAACTGGGATTCAGAACAAAATAAAATAGAAAGGTTGGCGAAAGAGGCTAATCCGATTCCGCTTGAGAGCGCCAACAGGTTTGCGGAGGAGATTGATGCACACAAAATACCTCTTTCAACCCGCGAAAGAAACACACTTTTGTCGATTGTTGCTGCTTTGTGTAAAGAGGCAAAAATTGACTACTCAAGACCAGCTAAAGCAGCAGCCTTGGTCAAAGATTTGACAGTGGGAATGAGCTTGAGCATCGGGGAAAGTACCATTGAGTCACACCTTAAAAGGATCCCTGACGCGCTGGAAGCCCGCATGAAATAAGGATTCCGAGGGCAGTTGCCTATCTGCTTTGGGCAGTTGCCCCTCAAGAGCGATCGCAACTGGGACAGTTCACTCCATGCCGCAGCACTGATGCAACGCGGCACCACATGGAGTGAACATTGGTCTCAATCTCTCAGTCTTACCGCCCCAAGCAAGCCGCCGAGCTGCTGGGCATTGGCACAGCAACCCTCTGGCGCTGGATCAAGACGCGCCCAGGCTTTCCCCAGCCCATTCGCCTGTCGCCGCGCTGCACGGTCTTCCCTGGTGACCAGCTCATTGCGTGGCGAGATGCCCAAAAGGGTGGTGCGCAATGAATGCCATCGCCAAGATTGCAGCTGGTGGCCAAAAGCCCATCACCATGACTAGCCTGGAGCTGGTTGATTTCATCAACTCCCATGAAGGTCGCCAAGACCTGACGCACGCCAATTTCATGGCGAAAGTACCGAAAGTGCTGGGGGAAGGGGGTGTCATTCAATTTCAGCACACCTACGTCCACCCCCAAAACGGTCAGACCTACCCTTGCTATCGCTTCCCGAAGCGCGAAGCGTGCTTGATGGCCATGAGCTACAGCTACGAGCTGCAGGCCAAGGTGTTCGACCGCATGACCGAGCTGGAGGCCGATCAGGCACCCAAGCTGCCTCAGTCCATGGCCCAGGCGCTGCGCCTCGCCGCCGAGCAAGCCGAGGTGCTTGAACGTCAGCAGGCTCAGCTGGCGCTGGCAGCTCCCAAGGCAGAATTTGTAGACCGCTACGTGCAGGCGGAGGCCGGCAGCATGGGTCTGCGCCAGGTCTGCAAGCTGCTCGGCACCAAGGAAACGGAGTTCACCGCCTTCCTGTTGGCGCGCGGGCTGATGTACCGCCCTTCGGAGCGTGGGCCCCTCACGCCGCGTGCAGAACACATCCACTATGGCCGCTTTAAGGCCAAGACTGGAACCGCAGGCCATGGCGATAGTTCGCGCGCCTATGTCTACTTCAAATTTACGGCCAAGGGCGTGGAATGGATTGCCGGTTTGTGGGGGCAGCACAAGGCCAACGCCCAGGCCGCCAAGGAGGTGTGACCATGGTTTCCTTCACCTCATTTCAACCCTCACCAAGATTCCAAGGTTCCAAGATTCCGCGTTTTTTGAAATGGAACCTTGGGAATCTTGCGTGGAATCTTGGCATCGACCCCTTCACATTGGGCAGCCTGCCGTGCTACAGTGGATCCGTCATGTCCGTTAAGCATGGCCGGGATTGGCGTCCCGAAGTACTCTCTGCGACGAAAGCCGCAGATTCATTCGCAGAGTCGTGCGGTTTTTTTGTTCGCGCCCGTTTTATGGTGGCTCGGGCAGGGGGTCGCAAGGCCCGCCGGTTCCCGCAGGGAGTGCCCGGTACGCCAACCTGTTCGAGTCACCGCCCTGATTGGCGTCAGAGCGGTGGTTTTAGAAAACCGCACTCTCTGGAGGCCATCATGGCTGCCACTCCTCGCGCACTCGCGCCCGCATCGCCCATCATGGGCAAACCTGACCCCATCCAACTGCACGCCGACGCGCATAACGCGCTGAACATGGCCGTGTTCTATTTGCGCCAGCCGCACGCCAACGTACTCGAAGCACGCCGCAAGGCGATTCAGGCTTTGACTGCCTTGCGCAACCTGTCCGCCACGCTGGAGGGCTAAGCCATGACCACCCCAAACAACGCTGCCCATGTGGCAGCGCAGGCGGAGCTTTGCCCGAAATCTGCGAGGCAGGTAATGGATATGCATGCCATGTATCGAGAGCAGGCAGCCGCAGGTTACACGCGTGACCTCACGCTGTGCGCCAGCGAGGTGCAAGCTGTCACTGCGCGCCTGCGTGGCATGGAAGCCATCTCTGCGGTGCTCATTGCCGGCCTGGACAACGAGGCTCTCAAGCTTCGGGCGTGGATGCGTGGTGGCCTGGTTGAGGCCATGCATGCCTTGGCGGTGGATGCATACCAGGTGCTTGAGCGCAATGACACCAGTGCTCAGAAAGGCGGTGCCGCATGACCACCACCACCAAAGAGCAATGGGCACCTTGCCTGCTGCTGGAGGGGCTGCCCACCTCCGGCATCACCACCAGTTATTCCGAGCGGCTGCCGGCGCTTTACGACACGCCGGCCCAGGCTATGGCCGCAGCAGAGACTGCAGCCAACCAGCGCACCGACGCGATTAGCTACAGCGCAAAACGTGTGGAGGTGCCAGCATGAGTAGCGCCACCTTCACCCCTAAGCAGCGCGTTGAGCGCCTAGACATCGCATTGACTGCCTCCTACGAGATGGAAGCCATCTCGCGGCACCTGAATGTGAACCTCCCAATGGAGCAGCCCGAGTATCAGCATCTGCGGGCCTTGGTGATTCGTGTCCTCAATCTCAACAGCGTGGTTATGTCCGTGCTGGGCGGTGACGATGGGCGCGAAACCGAAGAGATGCGCAGCGTGGTGGAGGGCTTGTGATATGGGCTTTGAACGCGACCACCTGCCGGAGCCGCAGAGCTATTTCGAGGCCCAGGGTTTGAAGCTGGGCCGGGGCAAGAAGTGGGTCACCACGGCCTGCACATTCCACCACGGCAGCGACAGCATGCGTATCAACCTGCACTCCGGTGCGTGGGTGTGCATGGCCTGCAATGCCAAGGGCGGAGACGTACTGGCGTACCACATGGCCGCTTACGGCCTGGAGTTCATCGAAGCGGCCAAAGAGCTTGGCGCGTGGGTGGATGACAGTAGGCCAGCACCGGCAAACCAGCCTCCATTCACTCCCCGGCAAGCCCTTGAGGTGTTGCTGACCGAGGTGAACTTGATCGCCATCGCCGCGGGCAATGTGGCCCAGGGCGTGGCCCTTTCGAACAACGACCGCACACGCCTGATGCAAGCCGCAGGGCGGGTGCTGCGCATCGCGGAGGTATACCAATGAATGCACGGACAGACGCGGCCTTTGCTGCAGTGGATGCGGACGTTGCTCGCAACCCGCCGACTTTCCCGCAACTGGATGACTTTCCAGAGGTAGCGTCACCTCAGGCCCGGGGCACACAGGTGCTGCTGACCTGCGGCACTGATCTGAACCCCGAGCCGATCCGCTGGCTGTGGCAGCACTGGCTGGCGCTGGGGAAGCTGCACATTCTGGCCGGCGCCCCTGGCCAGGGCAAAACCACGTTGGCGCTGACCATGGCGGCCACTATCACCATAGGTGGCACTTGGCCCGACGGCAACCGGTGCGAGGCCGGAAATATCCTGATCTGGAGCGGAGAGGATGATCCTGCAGACACGTTGCTGCCTCGCCTGCTTGCTGCTGGCGCTGAGCGCAGCCGCTGCTACTTCATCGAGGGAGCGCGCACAGAGGATGGGGAGGTGCAGCCCTTTGACCCATCACGCGACCTGCCAGGGCTGCTGCAGGCCATCCAGCACATCGGCGGCATCCACCTGCTGGTTATTGATCCGGTGGTTTCGGCCGTGACGGGGGATAGTCACAAAAACACGGAGGTGCGCCGGGCGCTGCAGCCGCTGGTCAACCTGGCCACGGCTTGCGATTGCGCGGTGCTTGGCATCACTCACTTCGCCAAGGGCGGCCAGGGAATGGATCCGGCGCAGCGCGTAGTGGGCAGCGTAGCGTTTACAGCTGTGGCCCGCGTGGTGCTGGTGGCAGCCAAAGTCAAGAGCCTGGAGGATGGCCAAGACGCCCGCATCCTTGCCCGCAGCAAGTCCAATATCGGCCCAGATGAAGGCGGTTTCAACTACTACCTAGAGCAGTGCGAGCCGCTGCCAGGCATTCAGGCGTCACGCATAACCTGGGGTGATGCCGTGCAGGGGAATGCCCGCGACCTGCTAACTGATCCAGAAGGTGATGAAGAGGTTGACGCACAGGACATCTGCGACATGCTCCGTGAGGCTCTGACTGCCGATTGCTGGACGCCCGTGGACACCGCCCAGCGCGGGCTGCTACGCGCCGGCTTCAGCAAGAAACAGATCTGGTCAGCATCCAAAAAATTGAACGTGATCCGCAAGAAGGGCGAGGACGGGCCGCGTGATGGTTGGTACTGGCGCCTACCTCCTGGGGTCCAAGATTCCACGCAAGATTCCCAAGGTTCCGTTTCAAAAAACGCGGAACCTTGGAATCTTGGTCGGGCCTGAAAACGGCCAGAACCAGACCTCCAACGTCGTGCCGATCAAGCCCGGCTCAAAGGAGGCGTTCTGATGACAGCGCGCGTAATCCTTGAAGAACTGCAAGCTCAAGGCATTGACCTGGAATGCACGCCGGATGGAAAGACCCTGACGGCACCTGCCGACACCCTGACAGACCGCCAGCGCATTCTGATCCGCAAACACAAGGCTGAGCTGATCCGGCTGGTGATGGAGTCCGAGCGCATCACGAAGCAACTGCTGCAGGCCGCCAAGCGCGCCTGTGATCACTGGGGCGATAGCCCTGCCGCACGCGAGCAGATGCGGCAAGCCCTGCTCAACACCCCGCCACATCTTCGCGCCGATCTGCTGGCGCACCTGCGCAAGCAATACCGCTGACCAATTGAAGAGAGAACACGATGCGTCGAGACCTGAACCTGACCGTGCCCGCTGACCTGCGTCAAGCCGAGGAGCTACTAGAGAAATATGGAGCCTGGGCCCAGGATCGCTACAAGAAACGTCGTTGTGCAAGCGCCGAGGGACGCTACACGCCGCCAGCCGTGCGGGATGCTGAGCGCGGAGATCCGCTGACTCCCTTCATACCGGATTGGAGTGCGATGAACGTGCATCGGGCACTGAACGAGGTGCCCATGCAGTACCGCCGTGTTCTGCACGCCTTCTATATCCCGCAACGCATGCCACACCATGCTATTCGCCGGCAACTCAAGATCACGGCGACTACTTGGACGCAGACCCGCATCCATGGCCTGCGCATGTTTTGGAACGTCTACCGCTTGCACTACTTGACACGGTAGTGCAGAATCGCGCCATACTCCGCGACACCGAGTCGTGCGCCCCGGTTGCCCTATGGCAGCCGGAGGTGCGTCCAAAGAAAAAGCCCGATAGTTCGCCTGCGGGCTTTTTCTTTTTTGCAGTCGTCTTCAGAGATGTTTTCGTGATTATTCAGAATGCTCTTGCGACTCTTTTTCAGAATTTTCAACTAAGGTGAATTTTAGGGTGCCATAGCTGGAGTCCGAAGAAAAAACGATATCAACTCGAAAGAGTTGAGTCCCAGGATCTCCGAGGCCATCTATGAAATCTGCGCGAACGTAAAAAATCTTTTCTTTCGGGTGACGAGGTAGAGTTAGTACGGTCGAAAAATGTAAATTTTCGTCTAAGTACTCAACATTTTTCCGAGAAAAGTTTTCGCTAATGCCAATAGTGAAAATACTGAAATTAGTACATTTGTGACCATAATTTATAATCTTGACAGTGTGCTGGCTTTCCGAGCCATGGCTCCCACCTGTTGAAAAAATGAAACTTGGTTGAGCGCGGCGCTTACGTTCGATCTCCTCCCGATTGGCCTTCTCACGCTGCTGCTGCAGGCTTTCCAATTCGGCTTCCAGCTGACTCCGAGCCACATTCGCAAGGATCGTTTGTTGCTCGACCGAGTTTTTTAACTCTGCCGCTTGAAGATGCAAGGCTTCACTGTTTTGTCTGAGTTCTATTCCTTGCTGAAAATAACCGAGAACTAACCATAAAATGGCCAGTGGGCCAAAGGCGCCGGCAAGGAAGTCGCCAAGCTCATTCAAATTTATGGCCCTTAGCGATGACCAACGTCCGTTAATGAGCCAGACAAGTAGGGCTGCGTATGTTGCGGTGGCAATGCCCCCAATTAATCCTAACAATCGTCCCATTTTCTCTCTATCTCCGAATAAAGATGGAAAGTCTGCCACGGTTTAGAGAATTAGCCGAGGCTAAGCGGTTACGTTGACACCGGGCTTCGCCAAGTACGAGGCTATTTTTTGCCTCGAACCAGCCGGGGACTACGTGGAGAACACGGGCAGCGCAGTGACTTCACCCGCGAGCTATAGCGGTGCTGGGGATTAGCGAAAGGAACTCAGCTAGCGGCGAGTGCCGTAAGCACCATGGCTAGTTCCATCAGGGGAATCCCCCGGCAGTCAGATTTCAAATCCAACTTGAACATCAAGGATGCGTTGATGGTTGAAAACACAAATTTTGTTTGCAGTATGACAGGATCACAGGTCGTAACCCTGCCGGCAGGTCAGTTTATAAAAATCAACGGCGTGCCATTGATTCTCAGAGGGTCCGTAGAAGCTGAAAGTGCAAGCAATCACAAGTTATTGCGCAGCCACTCGGAGCCCGAGGTATTAAACCCTGCCCATGCCGCAGGCAAGGAGGCCACGCATACAAGCAGCTCGTCGTCGGAGTCCAAGAAAGGCATGAGTGCGTCTCGGATTTGAACGGCTGTGAGCGTTGAATTAATCAACCAGGTAGAGTCTAAGTGGTGCCAGTAGCCGTTAGCCAGCTCTTTGATTTTTGTGATTAGACCATCGTAGTTCTTGCCGGCTTTGTTCAAGTCGTAGCCGATCATGTAAGTAGTCATGTTTGCCCTCCCTGTAGCTTTTGATGGTGATGTAGGAGCTTCTATCGTAGCTCAGAGGGCGGGCTCTTGAAACTTCTTGTCACGCCACAATGTGCGGTGATGCCGATGTTGGCGTATGGGAGGAATCTGATGGAAGAGATTGTTGTTGGCGTCGCCGTAGCTTTGCATAGCAATCCGGACGTGAGTATGACGGTGGAGCTGATTGCTGAAGGTATGGCTGAGTGCGTGTGGCTTGATGTGAATCTTCACCAACAGACGGGGACGTTCAAACTGACGTCGTTACATCTCTATGAGCCCATTGGAGGCCTAGGGGTTGTAGGCTGATTTCTAAAGCTCACAAGGCCACCTTCGGGTGGCTTTTTCATGCGCTCCTGAATTGTCAAAGGGGCATTGCAAACGCGACGCTTCATCAAGACCTTCACCCGTTCTCCCGATGACTTAGGCCAGCCCGAGGCCAACTCCGAAAACACAGTTTCGGTGGTGCCGGAATTCCAGATGCTGTCGCAAGGGTATCGTGTTACCCGACGTCCTTGAAACACAGCGGTCCAAGTCTTGGGCAGCATCCATATTTCTGAATGCGGCAGCTAGGCCTCCATGTTGCCCATGCACTGCCACTTGGGAGGAGGCTTTGTGGCCGCTCCAGCTTTTTTCTACAACTGAGCCCTTACCAACTATGAATGGTGGCAGCGGCATCCAGCTTCGCGCCTGGTACACCACGGCCAGATGGCGAGCCACCCGTAAGCAGCAACTGCAGCGAGAGCCGCTATGCGCTTTCTGCAAAGCCAAGGGCTATGTGGAGGTGGCCACGGTGTGCGACCACATCGAGCCCCACCGCGGTGACCCGGTCAAGTTCTGGCGCGGCCCCTTTCAGTCCCTTTGCCAGACCTGCCACAGCTCGGATAAGCAGCGCATCGAGAGCGGCAGCATCCCACGCTCCACGTTCACCCATGATGGTCGCGTGGTGTGGGACTGATCCACCTCATGCCTGCAGGTAGACAAAGCGTTGGAGAGGCCATTGAGGGCCTTGGAGAGCGCTTTATCCGGGGGCGTGGTCGGAAAAAGTCTTTGAGGGCGGAAGAAAAGCCACCCCTCACTCTTTTCTTTCAAAAACGTCCAGAAAAAAGGTGAAAAAGTTATGGCCACAAGAGGCCGGAAATCCGCTGCGTCCGTGGCGGTGTCGGCCCAGGTTGGGCCATTGGTTAGCGAGAGTCGGTTGGTGCCATCGCTGCATCTGAGCGATGCGGAGCAAGCGGTATGGGCTCGGTTGGTGAATGACCAGCCGGCTAGTGCCTTCTCTGAAACGCACCGGCAAATGCTGGAGATGTACTGCCAGCATGTGGTGCAGGCCCAGCTGTTGGCCGACGAACTTCAGAGTTTTGAGCGCGAGTGGCTGCGGACAGACGATGGCCTCAAACGCTACGACAGACTGCTGGCCATGCGGGAGCGTGAGGTGCGCTCTGCGTCTTCACTCGCAACGCGGCTGCGTATCACGCGACAGGCGACCACGGACCCCAAGACCGTGGGCCGCAGTGCTGCGGCGCTGGTGCGAACGCCTAAGCCCTGGGAGCTGCCCAAGTGACTAGGGGGCAGCGAAACATCCAATGGATTGAGGACTGGTGCCGCATCCCGGATGGCAAGTTGGTGGGCCAGCCCGTGCGGCTGACCGACGCACAAAAGGGTTGGATTCGGCAGATCTACGACACGCCGACGCGGACCTTCATCCTGTCCATGGGGCGCAAAAACGCCAAGACTGCTACCAGCGCTTTCTTGCTGCTGCTGCACACATGCGGCCCGGAGGCTAGGCCCAATAGCCAGCTGTACAGCGCGGCACAGTCCCGTGACCAGGCCGCCATTCTGTTCGGCTACGCCTCCAAGGTGGTGCGCATGTCACCCGGCTTGGTTGAGGTTGTGCAGGTCAAGGACTCGGCCAAGATGCTGGTCTGTGTGGAGCTGGGTACGACCTACCGGGCGCTGTCTGCGGACGCTGCCACTGCCTACGGTCTGTCGCCCGTGTTCACAGTCCACGACGAGCTGGGCCAGGTCAAAGGTCCGTCCTCACAGTTGTTCGAGGCGATGGAGACGGCATCGGCCGCCCACGATAGTCCGCTCTCCATCATCATTAGCACCCAGGCGCCCACCGACGCTGACCTGCTGAGTCTGCTGATCGATGACGCACTGACCGGCGCAGATCCTCGGCTGAAGGTCGCGCTGTACACCGCACCGATGGAAATGGACCCGTTTTCAGATGAGGCCATCCGTGCGGCCAATCCGCACTTTGACGCCTTCATGAATCAGGAGGAGGTGCGCCAGCAGGCCAAGGCAGCAAAACGTTTGCCGAGCCGTGAAGCGCAGTACCGCAACCTGATCCTGAACCAACGTGTAGAGGCGCGTAGTCCCTTTGTGGCGCCAGCTATCTGGCGTGAGAACGCAGGCGATCCGGCTGATCTGCGGGGCAAGAAGGTGTGGGGAGGCTTGGACCTGTCCAGTGTCAACGACCTCACGGCCCTGGTGCTGGTGGGCGAGGAGGGCAGCACGCTGCCTACGTTCTGGCTGCCCGCTGATGGCCTAGCTGAAAAGTCCCGCGCTGACCGTGTGCCCTATGACCTGTGGGCCAAGCAAGGCTATCTGGAGGCCACCCCTGGGCGCACGGTGGAATATTCCTTCGTGGCTCGCCGGCTGCGCGTGGTGTTTGACACCTACGACATGCAGGCGTTGGCCTTCGACCGCTACAACATGCGACATCTGCGGCCGCATTTGGTAGAGGCAGGCTTCACAGAGAAGGAGCTGGAGCGCTTCATCGACTTTGGCCAAGGGTTCATTTCCATGTCGCCGGCGCTGCGTGAGCTGGAAGCCTGGCTGCTGGGCACCAAGCTCAAGCACGGCGGCCACCCCGTTCTGGAGACCTGCGCCAAAAACGCAGTCACGGTTTCTGATGCGGCCGGGAATCGCAAATTCACCAAGGCCAAGACTTCCGGGCGCATCGATGGGATGGTGTCCCTGGCCATGGCTATCGGGGTCATGCCGCACCGCAAAGCGGCACCTCAGAAATACAAAATCCGTTTTCTCAGTAGGTAGGTATGTACAAAAGTCACATGTATGGCGCAGTGGTTCTCAAGAGCGCTGATGAAGATGCCCGCGAGATCACTGGCATTGCCAGCACCATCGGTACTGACCGAGACGGCGACATTGTGGTGCCTGCTGGCGCTGTGTTCCGTCTACCTTTGCCGCTGCTGTGGATGCACGACCGTGAGCAGCCGGTGGGTCAAGTCATCGCCGCTACGGTTACTGCCACGGGCATCGAAATCCGGGCCAAGCTGGCCAAGCCCACTGCCGATATGCCCAGCCAGATGGCGGCACGCTTGGAGGAGGCTTGGCAAAGCATCAAGGCTGGCCTGGTGCGTGGGCTGTCGATCGGCTATCAGTACCGGATGGAGGACTGCACTCAGTTAAGCACCGGTGGCTTGCAGGTACATGCCTGGGACTGGCAGGAGCTGTCCGTCGTCCCCATTCCTGCCAACCAAGATGCCTCCATTACCTCGATCAAGTCCGCAGGCGGTCAGCCTGCGGGCCTGCAACGCGATGGCACACCCAGCCCGGGTAGTCATTCGCCGCCCGTTTCGGGCACTTCCGAAGCACCCGCCACTGGCGGGTTTTTTTATGCCCAAACACAAGGCAAATCCATGAATATCCAAGAGCAAATCCAGAAGCTGGAAGCAAAGCGCGGCATCTTGTCCGGTGAGCGTGTCGAACTGCAGACCAAGGCTGCCAATGAGGGGCGAATCAAGTCTGCAGATGAGCAGGCGCGCTTTGGCGCCATCACCGCGGAGATGAGTGCGATCGATCAAGAGATCGCAGATCTGCGCGTGATGGAAAAGCAACTGGCATCGACTGCCAAGCCGGTGCACGGCGCCTCTGAAAAAGCTGCTGCCGCTTCTCGCTCGGCTGGCGCAGGAGCTCCGCACATTTCGGTGCAGCACAACCACGCAGAAAAGGGTTTGGCTTTGGCCCAGTGGGTGCGCTTGCAATTCCAGGCCAAGGGCAACAAGACCTATGCGGCCCAACTGGCCGAGTCGCAGTCGGGCGATCTGGATCCCCGCGTGCTGGCCATGGCCAAGGCGGCTGTTCCCGGTGCGAGCACGCTGAACCCAGAGTGGGCGGGCAGCCTGGTGCTGCAGAACAACTTCTTCTTCGACTTCGTGGAGTTTTTGCGCCCTGCCACGCTGCTGGGCCAGTTCGGCCTGAACGGCATTCCCGCCTTGCATCCGGCGCTGTTCAACACACCATCGCTGATCCAGACCTCTGGTGGTGCTGGCTACTGGGTGGGGGAGGGTAAGGCCGTGCCCCTGACCAAGTACGGCTACAACACCGGCTCCTTGCCGCAGTTGATGGTGGGGAATATTGCAGTGCTGTCCAAGAAGCTGTTGGAGCGCGCCTCGGTAAAGGCAGACACCATGCTGCGCGACCAGTTGGTGGCCTCCCTGTCTGAACGCATGGACATGGACTTCATCAACCCCGACAAGACGGAGGTGGCCGGCATCTCTCCAGCTTCGATCACCCATGGGGTGGTCCCTGTTCCTTCGAGCGGCACTGACGTCGATGCAGTACGCAAGGACGTGCAGGCGGTGCTGGCCAAGTTTCTGGCGGCTCGGAATCCTCCCAAGTCTGGCGTGTGGATCATGGACAGCATGACGGCGCTGGCGCTGTCAATGATGCGCAACCCGCTGGGAGGTCGCGAGTTTCCTGAAATCAGCATGGCGGGCGGCTTCTTTGAGGGCATGCCTGCGCTGGTGTCGGATTACGCGCCGGAGGGAGTTGTGGCGCTGGTCAATGCCTCGGATGTGTACTTTGCAGACGAGGGCGGTTTCACCATCGATCAGTCCGACCAGGCGTCGCTTGAGATGGCCAGCGATCCCACGCACGACAGCACTACGCCAAAGCCAACAGAGTTGGTCAGCATGTGGCAAACCCAGTCTGTGGCGTTCCTGGCCCAGCGAGAGCTGAACTGGGCCAAGCGCCGCGACAGCGCCGTGCAATTGTTGACGGGCGTGAAGTGGGGCCAAACCGGCGGCTGATCGCGTTGCTTGATGAAGAGTAGGGGCCTCCTGAAGAGGCTCCTTTTTTTATGGTGAAAGGAGAAGTCCGTGAAGGTCGTATTCATCTACAAGAATGGCCGCCAGCGCTCTATGGAGCGTCAGCAGGCATTGATCCTGCAGCAACTGGGGCACGGTCAGCTTTCAACCGGTCAGACGGCAGAGGCTTTGCATGGAGCGCCGAGCCGACGCCGAGCAGCAGCCACACCAAAGACCCAGCGAGGTCAGGCATGAAGCTGGCGATGCCTCGATTCCTGGGCAGGATGCTGGGCGCCAAGTCGGCAGCGCCGGCTCCCACCCCGGCGCGCCCAGGCCTGTGGCGACGCATCGTTGAGCCGTTCGCTGGAGCTTGGCAGCTACGCACGACTGCACCCAGAGATGAGCAGGCCTTGTTCTCTCCCATCGTCTTTGCCTGCATGACCTTGATCGCTAACGACGTTGGAAAGATGCGTGCGTACCTAGCGACCAAGAGCACCGACGACATTTGGGAAGAGGCCGCGGATATGCGTGCGGATGTGCTGGGCATTCCCAACGCCTATCAGACTGCAGTGCAGTTTCGTCAGTGGTGGGTTATGTCCAAGCTCAAGGCCGGCAACACCTATGTGCTCAAGGAGCGCGATGCATCTGGCCGCATCAAGGCGCTGCATGTGCTGGACCCTTGGAAGGTGTTGCCCTTGGTGGCCGAGAACGGCGCGGTGTTCTACCAACTGTGCTCGGACAACCTGGCGGGCCTCAAGGTTGAGGGAATCACCGTCCCTGCCAGCGAGGTTATCCACGACCGCACCAATTGCATGTTTCACCCGCTGGTGGGTATCTCTCCACTGATGGCCGCTGCCATTGCATCCGGGATCGCCACAAAGATCCAGGACAACATGCTGCAGTTCTTCACGAACAAGGCTCAGCCGGGAGGCTTGCTGATCGCGCCAGGTGCTCTTGAGGATGGCCAGGCTGAGGAGCTGCAGCAGCAGTGGGACGGCGGCCATGTTGGGGACAAAGCCGGTTGCGTAGCCGTGGTGGAGGGGGGCTGGAAGTTCATCCCCATGAGCGTGTCTGCAGTCGATGCGCAGCTTATTGAAACCCTGAAATGGTCTGATGAGCGTGTGTGCTCGGTCTTCCATGTCCCTGGCTTCAAGGTCGGGGTCGGTCAAGAACCAACGCACAGCAACATCGAGGGCCGTGAGCGGGCCTATTACTCGGACTGCATCCAGATATTGGTTGAGGAAATGGAGGCAGTGCTAGACCGTGGGCTCGGCTTCGATGGCAAGACCGCAGGTGTGGAGCTGGACGTCGGCGCGCTGGTGCGCATGGACAGCAAGACCCAGATGGAAACGCTCAAGGTCGGTGTGGATGGAAGCATCCTGACCATCAACAACGCTCGCAAGCGTCTGAATCTACCGCCTATTGCAGGAGGTGACACGGTGTACCGACAGCAGCAGGATTACCCGCTGGAGCAGATCCGGCTCAATACCTTGCCGGTGCCCAAGACGATTCCGGAGGCCGCATGAGATTGCTAGTAACGACGAAGCAGGCGCGAGCGCAACTGCGCCAGGGTGCTGATGTGACTGCCGACGATGCTGACCTCCAGCTAAAAATCGCTGCAGCTTCAGACATGGTGCTTGGCTATCTGGGTCGGTATGGCAGCCAGTTCCTTGCGGAGGACGGCAGCGTGCCAACGGATGACCAGGGGCAGCCAGTTGGCGTGCCTGCCAAGGTGCAGATGGCCACCCTGGTGACGGTCAACTACTTGTACCGCGAGCGTGACGGCTCACAGACCAACCGTGTCGATCCGCAGCACGGCTATGGATTTGCACTTCCTCAGGCAGCGATCAGCATGCTCTTTGGCATGCGCCGTCTGGGAGTGAATTGATCGGAGAGAAATGATCGACACAGGAAAACTACAGCACCACATCACGCTCCAGCGCAAACACACCACGCGTGACCCGGTGACGGGCGAAACTATCCCGTTGTGGGTGGACTTAACCAGCGTATGGGCCAGTCTGGAGCCACTGAGCGGCAGGGACTTCATTGCGGCTGCGGCCGTGCAATCCAAAGTAGATGTGCGAGTGGAGATCTACTACCGGGACGATGTGACAAACGCGCTTCGCATCAAGTACCGAGGCAAGGTCTACACCATCCATGCAGTCCTACCAGACAAGGAGTCCGGCCTTGAATACATGACGCTGATGTGCTCTACCGGCGTGATTGCTAGCTAGTGCTGGCGCAGCCATCTGTAGCTCGCATACCTTAAGACAGGTCGCCCCCAGGTCCCTTCACAGGGTTGCCTGGGGGCGACTTTTTTGGGTTTGGACTTGCCTGATCTTGAAATCTCGGCAAGTGCACTGGATGCAAGCTATTTAATTCTTCACCGAGACAAGGGTCACGGTCACATCCTCAAGGTTGTTGTCGAAATCAGGCTCCACCATATGCACTCTTGCTTGAATAACTGGATCGCCAAATTCAAGCACATCTTCTTTGGTGAGTGCGAGAGCCTGCTCTACTACAGGCTTACTCTTTTCAAGGGCCGCTGCAATCTCTGGGTCTTCAGAAATGAATGTTGTCGCCAT